AACAAATAACTAATGGCGTAAAAGGTTATAATAGTGAATCAATACATTTTAGTTATATTGGTGGCATAGATGAAAAAGGAAAACCAAAAGATACGAGAACACCAAAACAAAAAGAAAGTCTTTTATACTTAATTAAACAAGCTAAAAAACAATTCCCTAATGCTATTGTACAAGGTCATAGGGACTTTGGAGCAAAAAAAGCGTGTCCGAGTTTTGAAGCGAAAAAAGAATATGCCAATTATTAAGTTAATTGGTTTTTTTTATTACTTTTGGTAAAACCTATTAATATAAAACTATGAAACCAAACAAAAACAGAAGATACAGACTAAACAATGTTGAGGTCAAAAGATTAGGTCTTAAATTTAATCTTCGTAATCGTTATAGACTTTCAAAAGAGCAAGAAGTTGAACTACTAAAACTTCGAGAACCACAACATCAAATTAGAAGATTATTTTTTGACATCGAAACAAGTCCGAATATTGTTTTTGCTTGGCGTATCGGTTACAATTTAAGTCTACAACCGCACGACATTATAGAAGAAAGAAAAATAATTTGTATATCTTATAAGTGGGAAAGCGAAGACAAAATACATAGTTTAACGTGGGATTCTAATCAATGCGACAAACAAATGTTAATTGATTTTCTAAATGTTGCTAATACTGCTGATGAACTTATTGCTCATAATGGGGATAGATTTGATATTAAATGGATTCGTACACGTTGTATTTTTCACCGAGTGCCAATGTTTCCACAATACAAAACTTTAGATACGTTAAAGAAAGCTAAAATCGGATTTAATTTTAACTCAAATAAACTTGATTACATCGCTCAATTTTTAGGAGTAGGGGCAAAGGTTCAACATAGAGGTTTCGATATGTGGAAAGACGTTTTAAAAGGCTCTAAAGAAGCAATGAAAGAAATGGTAGTTTACTGCGAGGGCGACATTATAGTTTTAGAAGATGTATTTTTAACAATGCAAAATTATATTAAACCAAATACACACGCTGGAGTATTAGGTGGAAACCTGAAATACAGTTGTAGTTGTTGTGGTAGTGAAAATGTAACTTTACTAAAAAACAATGTTACTCCTTTAGGAACTATTAAACGAGTTATGCAATGTGATGACTGCGAAAGCACAAACGAAATAAGCAATTCTGCTTATATGAACTATTTAAAATTTAAAACAAATAACTTTATATGAAAATAGAAATCGAAGCACACGGAAAAAAGTATAGTTTTGAAAGTCAAAATGATGACTTAACAACAAGTGAAATAATTGAAATAATCACAAACTTATTAATAAGTGCGGGTTATTATTATAAAAATATTAAACATGAAATATAGTATAGTATTATTATTGTTTTTTGTTTCTTGCGGAAGCGTTAAAAAGTCAAGTGAAGAAACGCAAGTAAAATCCGAAACTGAAACTGATATAACAAAGTTTAGTAATAGCTTTACTTTAGAACCTGTTGATTTGGATAAACCTATTCTTTTAGGAAAAGATACAATATATAACACAAGGGTAATTTATAATAACTCAAAAGAAACTATTAAAGAAAAGCAAAACGTTGATTTTAAAGAAGAAAAAAAAGAAAAGCAAGTTGACTATTCAGAAACTATTAAAATCGTCGCAAATCGATTTATGTGGCTTGTGGGGATACTATTTGTTTTGTTTATTGTAATTAATTGGATAAAAAATAAAACCACCTTGTTATAGGTGGTTTTTTAATTAATTAAACACGTTATTTAAACTATTTTTTAAATCGTCAATTGTTGGCTTCTTTCTTTTGTCAACTTTTGGCGTTAATTGCTTAAATATTATTTCTCTTATTAACTTTGAAACATTTACTTTGTTTGCCTTTAAATCTTTAAGAATTTTCTTTTGTTCTTTCGTTAAAGTAAAGCTATGTATTTCTGTATAAATTTCCATAATTCATAAGGGTTAATAAAATAAAATAATATTTTTTATAGTGTTATATTGTAGTTACCAGCAATGCTACCGACTACCATAATCGAAGCTGCTGTTTATATATTTCAAATCGTTTTTGTTGGTTATTAAAATGGATTTCTGACAATTCGCAACCAACAAAATCAAATCCTAATTTGTCAGCAGCTATCCTACTTGAACCGCTACCCAAATGAGTGTCTAAAATCTTTGCCCCTTTATCTAAAAATTTTAACATCGTCCATTCATACAAGGCAATTGGCTTTTGTGTTGGATGGATACGTTCCTCTTTATCTTTCATATTCTGTTGTAACATTCCATTCCAACGATATTGATAATGATGAATATGATTATTGAAACTTTGATAAGCGTATTCGCAAGGGCTATAATTTCCTGTATTATCTTTAAACCAACAAATTCCACCAACACCAAAATATTTACCATACCAATTAGCCCCCCAAATAATTTGATGTTTACTTACTCTAAAAAGTTCCTCCCAGTATTCCTCTGTTGGTTTATATCCATTCAAAGTTTCAATATCATATTTCCCTTTCTTTGCCTTGTTATTAGCACAAGCATCGGTATTAAAATTTTCAGAATATGGCGGGTCAACGATAGCCACATCAAAATAATTATTTGGGTAGCGTTTCATTACTTCGACACAATCCTCCTGAAAAACCGCACTGCTGGTAACATAGGTTTGGCAAAATGGGGGCTGACTGCTTTCTATCATCTTTTATCTGTTATTAAACATTAGTAATTCTAATCGGCTTTTGTGGGTATAATTCCCCCACTTCGCCAAGCCGTAGGCGTTATAGGCAATAGGTCAGACGTGCTTCGTTTCAACATTTGTGGAAGAAAAAAAAGAAAAAATTGCCCACGCTTCTTTAAAACATTTTGATTTGACTTCTTTCGTTTTCAAATCGTTTACTTGCTTTTTCATAATATTGTTTATCAATTTCGCATCCTACTAAATCAAAATTCATTATATCACAAGCAACTGTAATACTTCCGCTCCCTAAATGAGTATCTAAAATTTTAAATCCTTCTTGTGCGTAGTTCTTTAAAAGCCAATTATAAAGTTCAATAGGTTTTTCTGTCGGGTGGTTTGTTTTTTTAGTATTTACAAAATTTGTCCAGCGTTGCTCATACATTCCAACCTTTTGCAATCTTGAATAACTTGCTATTTCACATTGGCTACTATCGGGCAATGGTTGTTTTTTATTCCAAATTATAGCACCGCCTTTACCATTAAAGCAATTGAAATAGTTTGCACCCCAAATAATTTGTTCTTTACTCACTCGTTTTAGTTCATCAAAGTAGGCTTTGTTTGGAGTTTGATTATCCCAATTTTTACTATCCTTATCTTTATCATTCCTATTCCCTACACCATAATTTTGATGAACATTTATTCCGTATGGTGGGTCTACAATAGCCAAGTCAAAGTGTTTATCTTTAAATTGTGCCATTAATTCCATACAATCGCAATTCCTTAAATCTAATTTAGGAGTTCGTTTTTGTTCCCTTGTGTTGGGTTCGTCAGTCAAATATTTATCTAATCCTTCCATTTATGTTTTTTTTTAAATTTCCCTCCCTCAAAAAAGAAAAGAAAAAGGTTTTGTATTCCAATTAAACATTCTACTAATCAACCGTGCCAGCGTATAACACGGGTTTGGCAAAAGTGGGCAGAAACATTCTGCTAAAATTGAGCATCCTACAAGCCCAACCTCGCCAAGCGAGATAACGTTACCCAAATATCAAATGTATTTCTACTCCGTTAGAATTTCCTTTTAATTCTTTTTTACCTAAAATCTTTGCGTAATTATACGCTGGCATAAGTGGATTCTTTGACTTTACCTGTGCGTTAATTGTTTGCGGTGTTTCGCCTACAAGTTTTGCGAATTGATTTTTATTTTTCGCATTTTCTGAAATCAGTTTTTCTAATATGTTCATATTATTTATCTATGTGTATTAAAAAAGAAATTTTACGTTTTATTGTTGGGTATTTTTCAATCAACCATAATGACAATTCATCTTTTTCAGAATCATCAATATGAAAT